TCCGGTCGGAGTTAGCGAAGCCTCTGCAAGTACATGCCTTCTCGAACTCAAGAAATTGGGTATCGAGATAGTCAACTTGGGGCAACAGCCCCTTGAAGACTTGTGCACGTGCTCTGCATGCAAAGCTTTCCGATCGGCTCGATAGCGAGCTAGGGTCGTTCACTAAGAAACCGTTTTGCGGCGTATTAGTAACGTAAAGTGTACCCGAGCTCTACTTCTCTCTAGGCCTTTTCGGCCGCAAGCCCTGCACTGTCGGGTCTAATAAACCTGACTCCTGCAGCATAGCCTATCGGTAAACAATATAATACCGGTACGTTGCTTGACCTTTTTGTGCATCGGAAGGTAAGAGTCAATGGCCAACAAAGTTACAAGGAAAGGTGGGTTTTCTCGACAGCGTACCGAAAGAGGCTGGTATGGACAAGCGTCCTATATTAGCCTCCCGGCGCCAGTAGAGGTTACCTACTCCTCACAGATTAACTACGGCCCCAATGTTCCTAACTGGAAATCGCAGATTGCGAACGGTTTGCAAGCCGGTACCTCTCTTTTGGGTACTGACCGCATTCCGGGCACAATTAACGGTAATCAGCGGTGGCATTGGTATGTCAGTAGTCCTGCGACCTTTGGCTTTGGTGACCCGACGTACGGGGTTGAGACGGCTTCACGGCCGTGGATGCCCTTCCATACGTCGATGACTCTGAACGCTACAGATGCATACGACAAGTGTGTCATTGGGTTTTTGGAGAAAGTCGGCGCGGTATCTCAGAAGTTTTCTTCTGGGACCTTTGCCGGCGAACTCCGACAGACTTTGGGCATGCTAAGATCGCCGTTTCGCTCCCTCACGCGCCACCTAGGGTCCTACCTGGAGTCCGTAGATAAACGGGCTTTCAGGCGTATTAGGATACCAGGATCGCCTTCTCAGGCGAGGCGCAAGAGGATTGAGTATAGAAACCGAGTGGTTTCTGAAACGTGGCTCGAATACTCGTTTGGACTAGTTCCGCTGGTGCATGACATCGATGATGCCATTGCAGCTTTGGCCTCCCTTTCAGAGGTAAAACCTACCTGGGAGAGGGTTTCCTACACAGTCGTGAAGGATACGGTCCGTGACAAGTACTTCGTGTCTCCCGATTATAGTAGCAACGTGTTCGGTACTCATTTCGAAGTTATCGAAGAGGAAAAACTCGTTGTTAAACTTATCGGTGCGGTGAGTACGGATCGGACTACACAAGGAAAGCTTAACGCTTTTGGATTAAACATCCTGGACGTTGCGCCTACCGTGTGGGAATTGATTCCGTATTCATTCTTAGTTGACTACTTCGCCAATGTTGGCGGTTTGGTCAGTGCCCTCAGCGTAAGGCAGACGGGGGTTCGTTGGAAAATGAGGACAGTGGTACAAGAGATCCAGGCACGTGGCCTGGGTCGTCGAAATACTGCTAACCTTTATTACAACGCCTACCCGTATTCCTATCGTGCGTCTGACACGTCGTCTGTTACTCCGGCCAAGCTTCGGTTTGTTGAGAGAGCGCCGTGGGACATCTTACTGGCACCGCAACTGGTCTTTCAAATACCAGGAACCGGTACTAAGTGGTTGAACATGGCAGCGCTCTTCAGGCAGTCGCGAGGTCTCGAGTCTCGTCTCCGTCTTTAGGCGGAGTCTAACCACACGCTTCAACAGCGTTTTTATGACATGAGGTAATCCAAATGTCGTTTACTCCGTCGAGCCCGGTTTCCGGGCCCAACATCGCAGCTCTCTCGAGTCCCACGTATACTCTTACGGCGGACTCACCGCCTTCCCCGAACGGGAAGCAGTTCATCGTATCCGCCCTTGGTGGTACGCAAACGAACGTTGCCGTTCATAAGGCAAGCGCACCCTTCACGCTGTCGGCCTTCAAGCCGGCTACCGTGAAGGTCCTGCCGCCGGTTAATCCGGTAACAGGTGTGCTGCCCCAGGCGGGCAACAACGTCTATACGGTCATCACGCGGAAAGCGTGTACGCCGTTGTCGGGACAAGCTCCGAGAGTCATGATCATCCGTACCGAAATTTCGGTGCCGGCTGGTTGTGAGATCAACGATCTCCCGAACGTTGCTGCTGCACTGTCGTTACATCTCGGCAGTATTTACGCCGAGGCGTCAGACATCGGCTCGCTGGTGCAAGACGCCGTCCTTGGTTAAGGGCGGTGCCTCGCTTAGGCCGCAAGGCCACAGCGGAGTCGACCACTAGCAATAGTGGCCGGCTGCCGAAGTCAAGGAAGGTGCCAACTATGGTCCTTCTGGTTATCACGACAGTGTTTGGAGGTGCTTTGTGGTTATTCGACCCGATGCTCTTTTCCAGTGTCTGCAGGAAGATACAGCTGATTACCTTCTTTCATTAGGAGTCCAGGACAATCCTGGGCTTTCCTATACATCGAAGGATCAGGTGTTGTATCCCTCAGTAGCGGCTTGTCTGCGGCTTCGCGAATCCGTCCTCAAGAAATTGAGGTCAGGGACTTCAGAGGCCTTAGATCTTGCCGCTCTGAAAAAGTTTCTTGCGATCAATGATCAGCAGGACGACTGGGATCGACGACGAGGCGAAGAGTTGTTTGCAGAGGAGTTACTTGGACATTTCCGTGAGGAGATGCACAGGTTCTTCGAAGTGGACAACCGCCGCCCTCTCATTGAAAGCTTCGAGCAGTTCTTCGCTCGAGGCCGATTTGGGCCGGGGGCTTCCCTCAAATCGGTTGGGACCGACTTTTATTCAAAGGTTGGCTCCTCTGATTTAACCGCAACGTCGTCAATCTTCTTCCGAATGTATCGGAGCTATATTGCGAACCGACCAGGATGGCGTGGCGCGGAGTTTTTCCGCACCGCCGCAGGGTTTGGTGACCGTATAGTTACAGGCAACAAACTCGCGTTTGTTCCAAAGAACGTCGACATCTCACGGACGATCTGTGTTGAGCCCTCGCTGAACATGTTTGCTCAGCTTGGGCTCGCAGATCTTATTGAACGGAGGCTGAAAAGTCTATACTCGATAGACTTGACGGAGCAACCGGAAGTCAACCGTGCACTTGCGCGAAAAGGAAGCAAAACCGGGTCGCTCATAACGATCGACCTGGAGTCTGCGTCCGATTCGATCTCGTTGAAGATGATCGAGAAAAATCTTCCACGCGACGTTGTCGCGTGGTTGAAAGTCCTTCGATCACCAGTAAGCGAGACCTTACAAGGGCCAGTGGAGCTGCGGATGGTCAGTACCATGGGGAACGGTTTTACGTTTCCCTTGCAGACCGCCATTT